TTTAAGGTCAGCCAAGGTGCCATTCATGGGCACGGCTGGGCTGATCTGGTCCGCGCTGTTGCGATTAAGGAGTTTCTGGCTCATTGCAGTTACTCCGGTATCACTACCCTTTTTGAGCTTTATCCCAGCCATCGCGTTTTGCGATTCCTGATTGCTGATATTGAGACTAATCCCTTGACCGGTGCCCCCCAGCGGTCTTTGGACTATGTGCCTGCTATCGGGATGGAAGCCTACGACACTGCTCGTGACTCTGCGCGCTTGCGCAAAGTGGCTTTCGCTGCCCAAAGGCTCAAAATTCTCGACCCCACTGCTCTACGCTACAACGTTATTGGACCGCAACCTGATTATTTTACTCGAGTTCCGGCCCAAACTATCGGTAATTACCGGTGCCTTGACCTCGATGCTGTCTTTATGCTTCATGCCCCTGCGGGGGATTATGCTGTTTTATTGACAGACATTTATTGGTTGAATGGTGATGTGATTGCACATTACTTATCGAAGATCAAGGAAAACGATGAAGCCAATGCGAGCATAAATGTTACCTCTAAGGGGCATTTATTTTGGATTGGGCACCCTTTGTCTGGCAAAGGTGGTCTATTGGTCGATGACGTTGGTTGGTGGGAAAAAGACGGGAACGTTTTTGTTCCCCCGCAACGGGGTTTACCTGAATCGTATCTGCATCCTTTCCCTACATGGTTGAAGGATGAGAGGTTTGGTATTAGTTGTTTGCGTACGGTGCCCCGCACCACCCAGAACGCCATGTATCTAATTGAGATTTTAGAACGTGGGCTGTCTGCAGACCAATTTGTCTTTCCTCCCCCTTTGGTAGATGAAGCAACGCTACCAACAGGTTGGGAGTGGTGGGCTGTGGCCACTTTTGGTCATCGCTTGCGGGGTTTCGGTCGACGCTTGGATGCGTTGGCTGATGCGACTGGTACTGCGCAGCGAAAGCTGTGCTTTCCTAGTGTAGTTCAAGATCTTCATGTTAAATATGCTGCACGCTCGATGACGAGCATCACTCACACCGCTGTATTCCGCGCTGTGAGAGACGCTGCTAATGAATTACCAGGTGCAGACATATTGAAGATCTCTGACCCTCATAAGTTCGCCGCTACTATTGAGGGCACTGCTTTGGTGGTTATGGCGGGGGAAGCCGCTCAGAACACTACGCTGGACCTTTGGTCCTTGCCTAGTGCTGTGTATGAACGGTTTTTGGTTTACCGGCAATTGAAACGTGCTTTAGGTGAACATGTCCCTGTCAAGCGGAATTATATATGGACCACTTTACACATGTTCCGCTACCCCATTATCGCTTTGGGTTTACTTTCCTTGCGGTATTTTGGGGTTTTCCGTACTGCAGTAAAAATGGCTGGGTTTTTGACCCGTGTGCTGAGTCGCTCAGGTGTCTTGTCAACCGTTCCAGGTTTAGAGACATTCGAAAGTCAAGCCAATGTCATTTTCGTTGCACCCCTGGTGGAAGAGCTTATGAAGCTACATCCATTAGGGCGCTGGTACATTTTCCTATCCGAGGTTGCTTCTCGCGGGTTGAATTTGGTCACTCTTATAGGAGTCAAGCACATTATTCTGCGACAGTTCGCAGAGCAAAATGTGCCTGCTGCAGCTGCCTTGCAAGGCTATCATGCATCCCTTTTGGTTTTTGCTGTGGTCTTGTTGTCCAGGGTGGTGCATTTGGGGTCTACTGGTTTTTTCTGTTTGGACTTGCTTCTGCATTACCTTTGGAATTGGGCTGCTGCTGGCCGTCATATTCCCCCTGAGTTTTGGCTGTGGGCTGGAGAGAACATGGGGCCGGCGAATTGGGGTGCACGCTTGGTGCATTACTATTCCGGTCACGTGGAATCGTGGAAGCAAATATTTTCTGCTGGTCAAAATTGGTATGCTAATGCCATGGACTGGATCCGGGGGCCCCAACCTGAGTTTTGGGGGCAGGTTTTAGCTCCTCACTTGTTTGCTGGGGCCCCTGCACCTCCCGTCCAGACACCAGTTGTTATCTCGATGCCTATTGATTTGAATGGTAGCGATGATGACGATATTATCTTCCATCAGGAGTTGGTAATGGTGGAATCCGCCCCCCCTGTTGAGCCAACCTTGGCTCAACAGTTAGCGGAGTTGCCCCCTTTACCTCCTAACCCAATCAGGGGTTTACGCCCCCAAGATCTCTTGCGTAATATGAACGTCGCCGATGCTAATGCAGGGAACCCTGATCATATGGATTTTGACGTTCGTATGTGGGTAGATGTGGTGGAACCTCCGCGTGTACCGATTGTACCGGAGCCAACCATTATGCCTTTGCAAGCTCTTGGTGTCCGCCATACTATTGTGGAGCTCCTTAGAGAACGCGTACCAGCTATGTTTGCGCGGTTAGATCAAGCGTTGCCTGTGGAAGGTCATTCTCTCGGTCTGGTGGTGGCTTTGTCGCATACCGTCGATTCGATGCCTCTCAATGATTTGCGTAACCATGTGAATCGTTGGGAAAGGAACCAGGCGGGACCTTGGGAATCCCGCATTGCTAATGGTTCTAACCTGTTTTGTATGGGTGTGTACCCTGGTGCTTTTCAACGCCTGAAGGAAGGGTTGCCTTATTGCACCATACCCCCTATGCGTTCGCAGGATGATATGGCTCTTAATTTGAGAGGTGCTGACCCCCCGGACTTGAAAGAGTTCTGGGAGTTTCGCCATCGAACTAGGGCCATGATAACACAGATCATTGCACCTGCTGTGTGGTATTGCCGACCCGCTCCCACTGTGGCGAACACGGTGGGTATGGCCTTGTGCCGGTTGTTGGCTGCCACACCCGGATCTCCTCCGCGTGTTCAGGAAGCTATATGCGCCGATGCTTATGTTTTGTTTTGGAACATTTACATAGCATGGGATGGTTCGCATTGTTTTGACCCCTTTGGCATAATGTGGGAAATGAACACAAACAAACCTTCGAGTGCAGCCTCTGCTAGGCCCATAATCGATGTTTTGCGTGCTTGTCACAACAACTTGGTCAATTTATATGACCCTGCTGATCGTGACACGGAACCTTTCCTGGACACAGCTGGGCGTTTTCGTACCATTGAAGTCACACCTGAGGACCAAGTGAATTGGTTAAATAACTTTAGTGGTCATAAACGTATCCGGAATGCAGCTGCTCTGCGCGAAATTCAGGACACCGAATTTGATTTTTCGGATCCTGGTTTAAATGTTATCACGGCCATGGTCAAGACTGATGAGACCTTGGCGAAGCTTGACGCAGGTCGACCTAATTTGAAGCCGCGGTTAATTGCGGTACTCGACCCTCGTTGCCAAGCACATTTTGGCCCAGCCGTGCATCAAATGACTGAGCGATTGGCCATTCTTTGGCACTACGATATCGCTAGGAACCCTTCACGGGTCGCTAGGTTATTTGATTTTGCAAGGGAGCACACGGGCTTTCAAGTAGACTATAATGTCACTTATGCCTATAAACCAACAGCTACTAAATTGTCCAAATGGATGAATGCTGTTTTAATGCAGGCCGCTGATCGAGATCGGGCCCATTATTTTCTACGAGTTATCGTAGCTGGGGATGATCATTTGGCGTTTTATGCCTTGCCTCAGGGCCGGCTGATGTGGCTGGAAGGCGATGTCAGTATGTGTGATCAATCTCAATCTTATCCTACGCTGTTGCGAGATGCTTCTCGTTATTTCGAGTTGGGCCTACCTGGCCACATGGTCTTAGACTTGATGTGGCTGTCTAAATCTAGGATTAAGCTCGATGTGAGCAAGAAACGAGGCGAATTCGTCTTTAATATTGATCCTAAGGTTGGCACCAAGTTATCTGGCGGCCCCGATACCGCCGCTGGTACGAGCATCTGCGTTGGGGAAACTGTCATTAGCTGCATTTTCTATTGTTTTATTGAAGATGCTACTTACCGTAAGTCAGGGAATACTACGGTTTTTGACGGTAACAATTCTGCCCATGACCGTTTTAAGGCGCGCTATGTGCAGGAGTGTTTGAAGAGGGGTTTCAAGATGAAGGTCTCTTTGGGCGTGTACGCACCTGGATGCCCTGCCACTTTTCTTAAAGGGTGGTGGGTGCACACAGGTTTAGGACCGACTTGGACACCATTGCCTAGCCGAATTTTTAAAGTCGGTGTGGCGGATGGTGATGTGGTTTTGAAATATGCTAAAGCTAGTGGTGAACGTAGCCCTGACCCTTTTGTGGCAGCGGCTAACCATCTAGCGAATGTTGCTCAGGGCTTATATGCCACTTTTCTCACCACCCCTCTGAAGCAGTTCGCTAGTGTTTGGCGGACCTGTTTGAAGTTTGATATTAAAGTGAGAGACTGGGAGGTTAACTATGATGAAGATCGTAATCTGGAACCTGACCAGGATTTGTTTGCTGACATGGTAGCAGTCCGCTATGAATTATCGCTGACTGATTTAAATGAAATCGCATCGCTATATTCTGTGCCGGTGCTACCCTTGTTTATCGTCCACCCTGCCTTGAAGAAATTGGTAGCGGTGGATTATAGCTAACTCTTTCATTCTTTAATACCCGCGTGTTGGATTCTGGGGGGAATCGAATACGTGGGGTTTGTTGTGCTAGTATACTGCATAATAATTTTGTTGTGTATATTTTGGGAAATGACTGCAGGAGAGAAGAAAGCCGCTAAGAAGGCTGCGCGTAACGAGGCGCGTAAGGCCATGAAAGACGAGCTGAAAAAGAGGGAGATAATTGCTACGAGGAACGCCGCAGCAAGAGCTGTCATCCAAAAAGCTATGGTAAGCAAGAAGAAGGATAGAATTAATTTCTATCTGCTTGAGTTGCTTGATCCATCACGCTGGGAAGAGGCTATTGCTCACGGTGTCCGTGGCATACCCGATTTCTATTCGCATCGCGGGCACATCTTTTGCACCCGTACTGTGTTAGATTTAGGGCCCACTAACTTCGATGCTTCCGGGAAGTGCAACATTGTAGTCAGACCTAGTTTGAACCAACATGTTGCACGCAGTCTCCCAACTGCTATTCGCTCCACTTACGAGTATGGCTATGCGCAGAACAATGGTGGGGACAATATGTATTGGTTTAACCAAACTTCTGTCAATGACTCTGTCTTTGGGCAAAGCTATCAGGTCCCTGTTTCTACAGGGTGGATTGCTTATCCCAGGTCCACCTTGAGCTGTGCCAGCTCTGCTGGTGGTGCTGGTCTTACTTGCAATCAGTTGTGGCCTGTTGCTCCGGCCACGCATGTGTATGGCGAGCATGGAAATTACATCTATGCTGTCACACCTGCCCCTAACAACGAGGTCAGGATGGGTTTTCTGTTGCAAGAGCCCTTCCCTGCTGGTGTCACTGGCAATGTGACTCTTGAAGTGGCCACTGATGTTGGCGTCACTTCGACCAACTTGGCTGCCGTGGCTGCCCATTCCAGTGGTGTGATTACTCACACCATTCAGGCTGGTGCCACCAAGATCAACCAAGTTCGACTTGTCAACAACACGAGTGCGACTATTAAGTTGCTCAATATTTCCTTTGCTCTGCTCATCTTTCGTGCCACTGATTTCCGTTCTCTTCAAGCTGATGATTGTCAAAATTTCACCCGCATCAAGGATGATTTTTCTGCTTATCGCCCCATTTGTGGCTATCTTTGGCCTAAATATAGAGGTGATTTGACAAAGAGTGGAAACCTGACTGGTGCTCTCATCGATTCGGCTGCAACCCCGACTATTTCTGGGGTTAGTGATTATGACACACTGGCTGCTTTGCTTCATTCGTATGAAGGCAATGTTACCCAGGGTGGGTATGGTATCTGGGCTCCTATGAACCCCAATGATACCAATTTTCTACGCCCAGAAGAATTGCGGGAAAAGGCCCCCTTTTTGATGTGTGCTCTTGATGTCAATGATGTCGCTGCTCAGTCCATTCGAGTGGAGGTCTTCTTTGTGTGGGAAGCTTTGACACAGCTCCAGATGTATGCACCTGAACCCGGTACCGTGGATATTGAAATGATGGATGATGCTTTTGCAAAACTTGCTCATTTCCAGAAGTTCATGGAAAATGACACACATCTCAAGAGCATTGCTGCTTTCTTGAGTGGTGCCATGCGGAAGGGACACAGGATCTACTCTGAGGTGATGGCTACCCCTGAAGGCAGAGGTGCCGTGGCAAGTGCTGCTCGCTTGCTACTGAGCAAAGCTCAACAGTATGGGCCTGCTGTAACAAATGCAGCCAAGATTGCACTCACTGCTGCCACAGCTTTGTGAAAGTGACAAACCATCAGAAGGTCAGGGCGAGCGTGGGTTCTTCATAACTGCGTCTTGCTAAACGTAAAGAATACAACAAAATCTCCATGTATATAAAAAACACATAATAAAAATAAATAAATAC